ATACACAGTAGACGTAGATACTAGAGGAGCTGAACGTTCAGTCAGCAGCCTTAAAAACACCATATTGGCAGCAGGTAGTGCCATTGCTGGTGCGTTTGCTGTAAGAGAAATAGGGCAATTTGTAGCATCCACAATAGATGCGGCAAGGTCAGTTCAAGACCTAGGCATCACTCTAGAAGTATTATATGGTGACGCACAATTAGCGGCTGAGGCCCTTGATGCTGTTGAAAAATCAGCTGCCAAACTGCCAATCAGCCTACAACAAATTCAAGCAGGCGTTCCAAGTTTAGCTCTAGTAGAAGATCAATTTGGCAGTCTAGAAAGAGCCATTGAATTCACAGCAGGTGTTGCCAGTTCATTTGGTATGAGCTTCCAAGAAGCGGCTGTAAACGTTCAAAGAGCTCTTAGTGCTGGTATAGGCGCCGCTGACCTATTTAGAGATAGAGGTGTTAAAGCATTCTTAGGATTCCAAGAAGGTGCTGAATACACTGCTGAAGAAACCAGAGACAAATTCCTAGAATCATTTGATGAAATAGTAGCAGGTAATGAGAAAGCAGCCAAATCATTAACTGGTCAGTTCTCAATGGTATCTGATGCTGCCTTCCAATTCAAGAGAGAAGTAGGTGAAGCATTTGGTGAAACACTGCAAGTGGTTCTTGCAGACGCACTGGATCTATTTGCTGCCAACAGAGAAGAAATACTGGCCATAGCCAGAGCAATAGGAACAACATTAGCAACTGGCCTAAAAGTTGTAGTTGAAAATTTAAGATTGATTGCCACATTAATGGCAGCCGCATTTGGTGCTGCCGTTACTAGAGGTGTTATTGCCTTGGTCACACAGGTAGTTCGTTTAGGCACTGCTCTTAGAACAGCAGGCACAGTGGCCGCAGCCTTGGCAGGAGCCACAGCACTGTTTACACCAGCAGGTTGGGTAGCTCTAGCAGGTGGTGTTGCCGCAGGGGCAGCTGCCTGGTTTGGATTAGGCTCAGCAATTGATGACGCCAAAGAAAAAACAAAAGAATTCCAAGAGTCAGTAGACCCAGTCAATGAAGCATTAGCAGACACTCAGGATCTAACCAATTTAACCAGAGAACAAATGGAAGCAATGGGTATGAGTGCTGAAGAAATAGAAAGCATACTCAAAAAAACTGCTGACACTACAAAAGACATAAAAACTGCAACCAGTCAAACAGCAGATGAATTAAAACGTCAATTAGAAACAATTGACAAAATGAGTAACAGTTACAAAGATCAAAACGACAACCTATTGGCCAGTTTACAGTATGCCAAAGAACGTTTAGAACTTGAAAAAGAAATGATTGATGCTAGTGACGAAGAACGTGCAGTCAGAGAAGCATTATTAGAGTTTGAACAGGATCATAGAGAAGCACTTCGTGAAGTCAATCAAGAACTACAAGAAGCCATTAACAAATATGGTGAAAATTCTGAACAGGCAAATGCACTAAGATCAGAAATTACAGAAATAAATGCACTGTATAAAGCTCAATTAAGTGACGTTGAAAAAATAACTGCTGAAGTTGAAGCACAAAGAGCAGCCAATGCTGAAATTGTGCGACTAGCAGAAGCCACAGCAGACGCAACAAAAGAAATAGCAGACTTCCAAGCAGATTTAACTGAAGGCACCAAAGATGCTCAACGTGAATTTGACAGATTGAACATGAACACTCTTGAAAAAGAGCTAGATGATATCAGTTACAAATTGACACGTGATATGCAGGACAAGATCAAGGATATACAGGATCTAAAACTCACACCACAAGTTGAAAAAGAAAAAATAGAAGAAATTACTCGTGCAACTGAAGACGCTATAAAAGCTCAACAACAGGTTGCCAGAGAAGCATACGAACATCAACGCTCATTTGAATATGGTTGGAAACGTGCCTATGAACAGTATGCAGAAGATGCCACAAATGCAGCCAAAACAGCAGAAGACTTTTTCAAAACTGCAACACAGGGCATGGAAGATGCTCTAGTAGGATTTATTCAAACTGGTAAATTTGAATGGAAGTCATTTGTTAATGAATTAGTAGAACTGTTATTGCGTTCAGAATTGAAGAGATTGATTGCTGACATATTTGGAGGCATTGGTGCTGGAGGCTCAGGTGGAGGCTCAGGTGGAGGCAAATCAATATTAGGAACTATAGGTTCAGCCATAGGCAGTATATTTGGTGGCGGTGGAGGTTCAGGTGGAGGCTCAGGTGGCGGCATCATTGGCAGTATTGTTGGTGGTGTTAAAAAGATATTTGGTGGATTGTTTGCAGATGGTGGATACCTAGGCGCAGGCAAGTTTGGTATAGCAGGTGAAAATGGACCAGAACTGATCACAGGTCCTGCTAACATAACTCCAATGAGCATGGGTGGACAACAAAACGTAACATATAACATTAATGCAGTAGATGCCGCAAGTTTCAGAAGCATGATAGCAAGAGAACCAGAATTAATTCATGCGGTAGCAATGAAGGGTGGTAGTTCAATACCACGTAGGAGATAAAGAGATGGCCAATTTTCAATGGGTAATAGACAATGCATCAACGCTGGCAATAAACAGAGTTGACACTGTGGCACAAACACAGGCAAGAGATGGAACTGTAAGAGCAACGTCAAGAGGCACACCTAAAAAAACAATCACAGTTCAATTACCAGAAGGACCAAGGTGGAGTGACGTTTACACAGACATAGAAGGCATAGAAGCACTGGGCCAAACTGCTACAGAAACTGTAGAAATAAAATTCTCAAAATTTCCTTGGTATTATGGTGATGTTGATCCAGGAACAAATGAAAGTTATGAAATTATCTGTATAGAGTTTCCGCAGTGGACAATATTTGCCAGGAACCAAGTGTCTTGGAGCGGGCCATTTGTGTTTGTAGAGGTATAACATGGCCAATACAGATTTAACAGCATTTCCAAGTGTTCAAACAAATTTATTTGTGAGAATAGACGTAGACAACCAAGGCACTGATATTTGGCGTTTCTCAGACTACCAAGAAGATTTTGAAATATCAGAAACAGGATTGAGTGAAGACCTAGAAACATACACAGGTCTTGGCAAACTGATTGACATATCAAGAACCAAAACAGAAATACAGCCCAGCACCAATTCAGTTTCAATTACTCTAAGTGGTGTTCCTAATTCAGAAATCAGCACAGTGTTAAACGCAAGACTGAAAGGGTCAAGAGTAAAAATATATCGTCAATTTTTCAGTACTTCTACAGGCAATGTGTTAACGGCGTCACCTGCTCTTAGGTTTGCAGGCATTATAAAAAACTATGCCATTGATGAACAGTTTGAAGTAGAAAACAGAAGTGCCAGTATGTTGATAACACTGCAAATTGATTCAATTGTTGGATATCTTCAAGACAAAATAGTAGGCAGACAAACAAATCCAGAGTCAATGAAAACATTTTATCCCTCAGACACTTCATTTGACAGAGTGCCTGTGTTGAAAAATCAAGCCTGGAACTTTGGTATTGTAAGGAACCCAGCAGGATGAGTTTTATAGCAACATTAGGCAAAATAGCCAAAAAGACATACACTTACTTTACTGAAAATGAAACAGGTAAGAGCATTGCCAATGTGGCTATACTTGGTTATATCAATAGAAAAACCAGTCAGTCAATTGCCAAACAGAGTGACCCACAACCTGGAACTAGAATCACACAAGGCACTGGTGCTGGCACAGAAAACAGAGTAGGCACAGGTCCTGAAATAAATTATTACACTGTTCAATTTGACCCAGACACAAATTCAAGAATACCAGTAGTATATGGAGATGCTTTTATAGGTGGCAAAGTCATAGACGCAAGACTGAGTGCAGACAAATGTAAAACCATGTGGTTCTGTTTGGCATTATCAGAGCAAACAGGTATTCAACTTTCAGATTCAAGTGCCAGTGAAATAACCGTTAAAGAATGTTACTACAACAATCAAAAATTAGTGTTTGGTTCAGATGGTATCACAGTAGTAAGAGGTGTAACACCAGAAGGTGAAAACAACGAATTACTGAATGGCCAAATTTCAGTTTATCCATTCTCAGGTGATTCAGAAACACCTACATTTATTGGCACAAAAACTGTGGGCAATTCTGCCAATGCTTATGACCTATTTCCTGAATGGGACACTACCAAACAGATGAATGATTTGGTATTTGTGTTAATCAAAATGGATTACTATCCTGTGGGTGATATTAGAGGACTAGGTAATTGGACATTCCGTGTAGAAAACACAATGGACAAACCAGGTGATTGCCTATATGATTATATGACCAATGATCGTTATGGTGGTAGTATACCTGTAGAGGAGATAGATGCATAATGTCAAGTTTTTCAGACCTTAATAATTTTTCAGACAACACTGTTAGTTTCACAGACAACAGAATACCACGACCTGTGTTTGAACAGTATCTATATGCACCAGACCTAACAGAAACCATAAACACCACAACGTTCAATCCTAACAATGGCGAAGTGGTCTTAGAAAGTATTACAAGACCTGCAGATGCTGACCTACGTTATTTTGTTGATGTAGGCTCAACAGGTTTATCATTCAGTTGGGGCACATTGCCAGCAGGTGTTACTGCTACATTTACAGCACCAGGTTATTATGAAATATCAAATATACAAAGTTCAGCAGACTTTGAATCTATAACACCAGTTATAACAATAGGCACAGTTTTAGGTGAACCAGAATATTCAGTAGGATTCAAATGGGTA